GCAAAGAAACATATAGTTCTGCTTGCAAGCAGTTTTGAAAGTTACCAATGTATTTAAAATCATCTGCTATAGGGTTAGTGCTAATTACCATTACAAAAGCGTATTCAATCATAGTCATTCCTCCTGTTTAAACAACTCCTTTTGCTACAATTCTTGTGGTATGTTCATTTAGTATTTGATACTTTGTGTCTTTACTATCTGGTGTAAATGTAATGCTATGTTTATATCCATCTATATGAAAGTAATCAATCTTTATCTCTGGTTTTTTTTCTTTCATTTTTGCAAACTCCTTTTAAATTAATATCATGCGTACACCACCATTGCTTGTAAAAAAATTTACCAACACCTTTACACACATGGCATAAATGAGGTTTATTTAAATTAATCTTCATCCACTAAAGGATCGTCAATATATTCTACTGGCATTTCCCTTTCTAATAATCTTTTTCTTTCTCTAGCTTGCAATATTTTTTCAATAGTTTTAGTAATGTCGTCTAATTGTAGTGCTACATGAGTTTTCTCATTTGCATCAATAATTAAGTACCCATTTTCAACTTCATATATTTCTGCTAAAGGTATTTCGTTGTTTTGATAATATCTATAATCAATTTTTTCCATAAGTTTCTCCGTTAATACATTGTTGGTGCATTACTTTAATATATACATTAGAGTCTGGTTTGGCAGACTTAAATAAATTGCCTTTTTTGCTGCAAATATAATTATAACTATTTGTATTAGTAGCTTTATATATATTCCAAACCTGAAAGCTAACAATTAAAGTTATTATATATACAACAAACCCTTTTGTAACTATGCTTTGCATCCATTTCATCATTTTCACTACCTCCCTTTAATACATTATTCTCTTTTTCTTAATTGTCTTACGCTTTAATATAAGGTTTTTAACCAACTAAAGGACAACTTATCATGTGGACAACACCATCAGCGACTGAAATGCGTTTCGGTTTTGAAGTAACAATGTACGTAATGAACAAGTAATTTATATACATTAAGCTCTCAAGTTCTCAACGCAATGTCTTAGACCAATTCTAAAACTATTGCACTTGAGAGCCAATGTAACTCCTAAGGTCTTTTTATTAAAAAGGTACATCATCTTTAAAATCATCAATGCTTTTTTCTACAGGCTTTTGTACTGATTGGCCTGCTGACTGATTGTCTAATGGTTCACTCATTTGACCGCTCATATAAGTGACTCCATTTTTTGAATCCCTTAACCAAGCACTCAACCTCATTTCTTTACCACCCTCTAAAGTAATAGTGCCTGTGTAGTCAGGTTGTGATTCTTTTTGCTTGTTGTTTTTAAATAGAGCAAATCTATTTGTATTATCATATTGTTCTGCCACTTTGTTTCTCCTTAATAGTTTTTAATTTGTCGTCAACTTCTTTTAAAAAGTTTTCAACACTTACTTCCAGACGATCAATATAATCATCATCTCTTTCTACTCTTTTAATAAAGAGTTTATATTCTTTAGGAAAGCTAGGTTGATATGATACAAAGTCGCACCATTGCTTTCCTGTACAAGCCATCTGCCATTGCATTTGGTTTATATATTTTTTATTAATTATTTCTGTTGCTAGTGTAGTAGTATGCGTAATAGGTTGAACACATTTTATTTCAATCAATCCATCTTTATGTACTAACCCATCAGGACTAGCACCACTCATACTTATGCTTGGGTGATCTATAAAACCTACCTCCCTTACATCCTTATCTAATAATAGCTTATTAAAATTGGCATACTCTATCCTAGCTTCATCTTCATAATCAATGCCATGTTGCATAGCAGCAGTCACATACATAGGAGTTACTTTATTGGTAAGTCTTTCTGTTATTAGCTGATAGAAATATTTTTCTTTTGCTAATTTAGATCCACTTATTACAACATCAACCATGCTTGCAGTAACCTTACCTAGTCTCGCAGCAAACCATTCAGCACTTCTCTGCTCCATTATTTATTCTCCTTAAAATTACGTATCTCATTTACAATTAATTGTGTTGCTAACTCATCGTCTAACCAACTCATATGAGTATCCCCTTTACTTTGCTCAATACCTAATACACGAATTTTAGTTAAGTCATGCTCGTCCCAAAAAAATAAATATATGTCCTTTTCATTTCTGCTAGTATCGCTAGTTGCCATTTCAAGTGTATGAAATAAATGTATATTTGTTTCTAAAATATGATAGTTGATGTCGTTACCATAAGTGTTTTTTTCTATAAGAACCTCGTTTCTCTTTACTACTCCATTTAAAGACCTCAATCCAAACATTATTTACTCTCCTTAATTTTTTCAATAAATGGTGTACATAACTTTCTCTCCACCTCAGATAACGTATTGAAATATTTTCTTGCAGCATCAATTCCTTGCTCATCATATATAGTGCCAATATGCTCCAATACATCTTTAGGCGGCAGGTCTTCTCCCTGGAACACAAATAAACCAATCCCATATAAAGCAATAGCTTTTGCTAAACATCTTTGCATGGCAGTATTTAACTGCATGGTATTAGGATTCTTAATAGCTTGATTTTTAAAATCTATAACAGGTAATTGTGCAGTCATTTCTTTTCCAAATGCTTTTACTGTACAGAAAACCATCATACTGCCATCAGGCAAAGTAAGTGGTTCTTTATATTCCCAGGTAGCTAAATTATCCAACTTTAATAGCTCTTCACAGCAATGGCTCCAGCTTAAATAATTGAATTTACCCTTCTTTTCTATAAGTTTACTAACATCTGTTTTAGCTATTTCTTTAAAATTATATTTACTCATAGTCTTTCTCCAAATACTTTATTGTTGTCTATAAAATCTTTAAACATATACTCAACAACTGTTCCATATTCTTGTTGAGTGCAATCTTCTATATTTATCTCTTGAATTGAGTGTTTAAAAAGATTAAATGATTTAATCATTTCATTATCACTCATTTGGATTCCCCGTATATTTCATTAAATTTTTGTATTTCAGCGAACAGATTAAACTCACCCCTTGCAGCTTGTTGTAAGTCTTGAATACGCTTACGCTCTTCTGCTTTTTCTATCTCGGAGTATAGTTCGTGGAGTTGTTCTTGTTGATCGAAGTCTTGTTCTTGCGACTTTAGTATGTAGTCTTTGGTTTTACTCATGTGTTTCTCCTTCTTCTTAAAGGTTGGTGAATTTTACTACTCTATGTTAATCTAATTTGTCAATAAGGTCAATATTTATTTTAATTAATCAAAAAATATAACCAATCCAATAAAAATTATAAAAAATAATAAATATGCCATCAAAAAAATGCCTTTTTGTTAAAATTTTGTGTACTAAATCTGAATGTTTCTTTATCAAAATACAATCCAAATTTGCCCTCATATCCGTTGCCATGTCTTTGTTTATTTATAAACACTTGAGCATCATACCAATTTATGGCATCTGCCTTTTTTTCATCATTATCGCTATTTAGTATTTCTTCTTTAGCTTTATTTCTAAATATAGTTATACAATTATCTGCCAAATTCGTAATATTACTAGAACCTAACACATCAAATTTACTCGGTTCACCATGCTCATTAAATGTTTTTCTACTATGGCATACTAAAAATATTTTAATGTTTAAATCTCTACTTGCTACACATAATTGGTTAATAAATTTCTTTTGCTTATTATAATCATCTTCATTAATACCACATTTCATTAATGAATCTATTACAAATATTTTTACGCCAAGTTTTTCAGCACTATAAAAAATTACAGAAATTATTTTCTCAACTGAAGTTTCTCCCTCCGCGTCATATAAATATAATTTCTCGTCTAGGCCTTGCACAAAGTTAGTAATCGCTTGGTCAGTAGGATCTTTTAAATTATTCTGCAGCAACATTCTACCTAAACTTGCTTTTGGCAACATCTCAAATGAAGCAATAAGTGTTTTATTTTCGTTTAATATTTTAAGCATTACATAAGATAGCCATGCTGTTTTTCCATGTCCGGAATACCCTGTAATGATTGAGGTTTCACCAAATCTAATTTTAAATTTATCATCTGTAAAATCAAAAGGTAATGATATACCCCCATAAATGTCATTTTTAAAATAATCTTGCACTTCCTG